AACAGCCGCGTCGGCGTTGTCGTTCGCTTGAATACCAGCGGCGGCTTCAAGGTCCGAAATTCTAACTTCATGGTCATCAACTTGAGCCATCAAGTTATCAAAAGCGGTCTGCTCTTCTGGAGTAAGCGCGCGCTTTTCGGCTTCGCCTTTGGCGTGGATTGATCTTGCTTCGGCAAGAGACTTGTTGCGCAATTCGCGCAATGCTTCAATGTTTTCCATCTGATTTAATCCTTTAGCAGAATGCTTAAGGATCAATGCGGATATGCTGAATTAGCGTATCTATAGACGCACGATCCCTTATGGACGGGATCGCGCGTAAAGACTACGCGACTCGTTCTATCTACTATCAGAATCGACAACCACGGATTGTCAACAGCCGTAATGAAAACAAAAAAAGAGTGGGAAGAATTTCCCACTCTTAGAAAAGTAACACGCTTTTATCTTCTCAGCCGCAGCGCTCGCGCTCTGCGCTGTGCTTCCTCCAGGTCTTTTGGTCCCAGCCAGCGCTGGAGAGACCGAACCGCAACCGAGGTGTCAGGGTATGCCGGGTAGGTGACAACGCTGACATCGACAAGGTCGAGGTCTAGCAAGTCGCGCGTCCGCTGTCCGTCGACCAATCTCCAGTCATCAACAGCGCTTGTGAACGCAAACGACATTTGAGAAACGTCCCCGCGCTGCATGACAGCGAGGAGGTCCGCGGCGTATTGCGTTGGCGGAGGGTCGATTGTGACTTTCAACCCGTTAGTATCACTTTCTAGTATCAGAGAACCGGAAAGCGTTCTTCCCAAAATCAAACTCGGATTATGGTCAATGAGCGCTCGCACGTCAGGATTGCTTTTTAAAGACCTGTCAAACGCTCCTGGCTTAACGTATTCGATAAATCCGCCCAGGTCTTCCGATGCTCGGTTGTAAACCGCAGCGTAGCCAACAATCTTTTTTGAATCCGCTGAAAGCCGTAGCTCGCAAGATACACGCTTTTCAATTGGCTTATTGCTCATTGATAGAACCTCCTCGAATAGAATTAATTTTTGCTTCCACTTCGTCCGCAAGTTTGCTCGCCGTAACCGTTCCGCTGAATTCAATCCAAAGTTTGCTGAATACATCAAGATGACGTTGAACATGATCTTCAAGTTCGCTCGTTCGGTTGAACGCTTCAAGAACAGGAGCGTAAGCGGAAACAACTCTGGTGCGGTGTTCGTCGCAGAACTTGCCAATCTTTTCAAGGAACTCGCTCGGCTTGTTTGCAAAACGTTTAACCGCGTTGCATTCGATGGATTGCAAACGGTTGCCAGCGTCCTCAAGAAGCCGCAAAAGAATGGCTTGTTCTTTCTCTGCGCTCATCTCCGACCGAATTAAAGTCGGGTCCGCAGCGTTGTTAGTCTGCTGCGCGCTCTGCGCTGCCGCTGGGTCCGGAGCTGGTCCGTTTGCCGGTGCCATGTTTTGCGGGGTGAGGTAAGTGTCGCCACCATCCACCGGATTGAGGTTTTCCTTCTCGCGGATTTCGTTGACCGAAAGCCAGCCCCAATTGCGAGCGATACTGTAGCTTGTGTATCTACTTTGTAGATCCCCGCGAAGAATGCCCTCTACCGCGTGTTCAAAGAAGAATCGTCCGCGGTCTTGCTTGCGAATTAACTTGCGGTTCAACTGCTGTTCCCAGCGAACAAGCCAAGGTCTGAGAGTGTCCGTGAGGAATTCCACGTTCATTTGCTCAAGGGAATTATAGTTCATCTTCGCCAGTTCTTTGAGCTTATGCGGAGGAAGATTGAACCAGCGGCAAATCTCAATCACTTGGAATTCGCGGCTTTGCAGGAACTGCGAATCATCCGGTGGAACGCCGATGGATTCCCATTTCAGCCCCTGCTCCAGTAACGCAACGCGATGCGAGTTCCCTGCTCCGCCGTGAAGGTCTTCAAAACTTCTGCGCAGGTTGGCGCGCGCTTCGTTGCTCAACTGTCCTGGGAATGTCAACACGCCGCCAGGTCGAGCGCCACGCCCAAAGAAGCCGCTTCCAAACTGTTCAATTGCCAGCGCTAAGCCGATAGACTGGCGCGCCGCGCTGATCGGCGACATACCAACCACGCCGTCAAACGATAAGCCAGGGACGTGAAGAACGCTTTCTTTATTGAGTATCAGCGAGCCGCCGATCTCGTACACAAGCTCGCCGGATTTGGTGCGCGTCGGCTTTACGGTGCTTGGATCAAGCGGCCAAAGCTCCACCGCGTTTCCTTCGAGGTCGCGCACAATCTCCGAGTAACTATTTCCCCAAAGAAGCAAATGTGCCATCGCCGCTTCGCGCCATTGGAGCGACCCCATTTCGTCGTTGGGCGCGTCGTGAACCAGAGCGTACAAAGGGGTTCCGCTGCTACGCTGCTTTCCTCCGTTCGGGAGTCGTTCGTAAAGATGAAGCGGAAGGGAGGAAACCGCTTCGCTGATGATACGAACCGCGGCGTAGACAGCGGAATAATTGAGCGCCGACCACGGCGTTACACTCACGCCAGCATCGGAGACGCTACCAGAACCGAATAAATCATTTAAGCGCGGGTCTCGCAGACTGCCGCCCGAAATGCTCAGAGCGCGAGAGAAGAAACTTTTTATTCTGTCGATCATATGAACTCAACTCCTCTCGTGTCATATACGCACGTTTCCGCGGTCGGAGCGACCATCGCCCGACCCAATGCCATCGTGAGGGCAACCATGCCGTCAATCTTTTCTGTGCTTTTACTTTTTGTGAATTTGACGTTTCCAGCGTCGTCTCGGACAACTTGAACGTTGCCAAACATCCACCGGAGAACCGCGTTGCCGTCGTGAGCGATGCGCTTTCCACCAATGACCATGGCTTCAAGTTCCTTGATTGGAGCGCTCATCGCTGCGAAGTTCTGACCAAAGCCAACCAACCAATCTTTGCGACCGTGTTCCTCGCCGATTGCTTCCAGCCGCTTTACCGCTTGGTTAATGTTCCAGCGGTCAACCGCAATCTCGGCGATGTCGTAACGCTCGGCGAGTTCCTCGATCTTGTCCATGACAACTTGGTAATCAAGAACTCGACCAGGAGAAGTGATTACCAGTTCTTCCCTAACCCAGATATCCAGCCGCTGGCGGTTGGTACGCTCGCGCTCTCGTGCCGCGTCTTCTGGTGCGAAGAAAAACGGTAGCACCCAATAAGGTTCGTCTTTCTCTTCTGGTGGAAACAACAACACGAACGCGGTAAGGTCCAGCGTCGATGAAAGATCAAGACCGGCAAAACAACGCCGCCCAGAAAGGTCGGGGAACTCCCTCTCGCAAGCGTCCCAGCGCTCAAGACCGAGCCAGCGCGTTTCCTGTTGCGTCCATTGGTTGAGGTGAAGATTGCGGAAAACGTTTTCCTTGCATGGGTTTGCTTCCGCTTCCACAACGGCGCGCTCAAAATAATCTTTCTTGACGCTGATACCGTAGTTTGGGTTAGCTTCCTTCCAAGCCGCTTCCGTCTTCCAATCTTTGTCTGAAGTGAAAATCTTTCCGAGGAATGTCTTGTCTTTGACGATACCTTCTTCAACCTGGCGAGAGTATTCGTGCAGCTCCCAACATAAAGATTGTCTATCCCAACCAGCGGTTGTAATGGCAAACGTCAGGGGTTGCCGACGAGCGCCGGTGGAGGTTGTCAGTACGTCCCAGAGTTCCCGGTTTGGTTGAGCGTGAACTTCATCAAATAAAATTCCATGCGCAGAGAATCCGTGTTTGCTGTACGCTTCGGAACTGATTGCGCGGTACACGCTTGAATTGCGCTCGTACACAATCGTTTTGTTTTTATAAATTTTCAAGTGTTTGCTCAGATTCGGATGGCTTTCAATCATCTGCACCGCTTGATTGAACACGATTGACGCTTGCTCTTTGTCTGCCGCAGCGCTGTAAATTTCCGCTCCGGCTTCGCCGTCAAGCATCAACAGATATAGCGCCATTCCAGCGGCAAGAGTTGATTTGCCGTTCTTGCGCGGAACCTCAAGATACGCGGTTCGGTACTGCCGCAAGCCATCAGGTCGAAGCGTTCCAAAGAGTTGATTAAGGTAACTCTTTTGCCAAGCTTGCAGCTCAAAGGAGCTGCCAGCCCACTCGCCCTTGGTGTGCTTTAGGTAATGCGAGAAAAAGTGGATGATCTTATGATCGTCCACCGGCGCTTTCTCTGCTGGTTTCGACCTGGTCTTACTCAAGCCAGCTCTCCAAAGATTTCTTTGATTGGGTCTTGCTGTGCTTTCGTGGATTGAAGACGCGGTCTCGAAGCTGGAGTTAATCCGAATTCTTGCTCCAACTTCAACAAGGTCAAATGCTCTTTGCATACGGTGGAGTAAGCTTTACTCATGACGACATTCTTGATGTTTCCAGCTTCGTCTTTAATTTCATGATGCGTTGGCGCTCCCTCGGCAAGCTCGCGCTCTGCGGCAAGCCATCGGCCAAAGCTGGTTATGTAACGCGTGAAACTTCCGGAGTCTGCAACCGTCATGATTCCACACGCGTAAAGCTGGTCCACCATTTCACGAAAATATTTTTTATCTGCTGGTTTTAAAAACTTTGGCGGCTCCGGTTTCGCCAACGCCGGTTGCGGTTCATCAGGTCGAATCTTTGCGCGCCATGATCCGCGCGCTTCCAAGATTCGAGTTGGTGTCGGTCTCATTCCCAAGATAAATTACCTCTATTTAATACTTCTT